AGGATATGGGCCGCAGAGAATATCATATTCATCTTCCTCTGGATTCTCTGATTGCAGAGCAAGAAGAGCGATAACATCGTTGGCATTGAAGCCGATATCCGAGTCGATGAACATTAGGTGGGTGTCACCAGACCTCATGAATTCGTCAGCACAGTAGTTCCTACCTCGAGTAATCAGAGACTCGTTGAATAGGAAATAAAGTCTCAGCTGAATTCCGTATTTCTGACAAAGAGCGGAAAGGTCTGCGATCGATCGAGCAAACATTCCCGCGCATTGTCCGCCATACATTGGAGTGGCAACAAATAGTTTTCTATTTTTCAATACTTCTGTTGGGACTTCGATCTTGAGAGATCCGTCCTCTAGGTTCATTTTTGTTTGGGATTCCATGGTGATTCCTTCATTATTTGTTTATTATACTGCAACTGGTCATAAAGTCAAGCGTTTTTAGTCTTTTTTGTATTCCAATCAAATCTATCGTCAAAAGACTCATAATGTTCTTTCCGTTTTTCGTATTCTGCTAAGAAGAGAAGACAACAAATGGCATGGGAAATGTGAGATTTCCCAGTTTCAGGATCATTATCCTCTCCAGAATTGAATTTGAAGATATGTCTCAGTGCCGCCGCAGTGAGTCTCGAATACGCCATACCTTTGGCCCAATTGTATGGCTCATATTTTTCAGCCCCGAATTTTAATATTTCAGCGACTTCAAACAAAGCTTCTGTGGGTATAAGATCCATCGGCGGCTTATCTTTATCGTATTTGACGCCGCCATTCTCTATGTCAGAATTTTTTCTCAAGTACCATTTCTCAACTGGTGTCATTTAATTTTTTCCATGATAAAGTTTATAATTTTTTCTGAATCCTCTCTTTTATTGTTCTCAAAGATTTCAGTAATGAATTTAAGATTAAGATTAGAAAGTATATTATTGATTTTGCTTTCACGACCTTTCAACCAAGTTTCATCTTGATTGCTGTTTCGTTCTTTAAATCTTTCTGTACGGATTGATTTTGACGTGGAGAGATATACCATCGTCAGATTATATTTATCGTTGCAGTGATCAAGAAAAGACGAAGTGCATAGCCTATCGCCTTCGAAAAGAACAACTGAATTATCATCTAAACTAGCAAGAAATTTTATGGCTTCTGGCTGAACAGCCATAGACATTTTATCAGTCCCACCAAAAACTTCTCCGACTTCATATTTACCGAGAATATAGATATTTTCTTTTTGATGATATGGCACAAGTTTGAAATCAGTTTTGACTTCTCTTGAGATCCCAATACGCGCCATCAATTCATTCATCAGGGTGGATTTACCGCTGCCTGGCTCTCCAAATATAGCAATAACTTTCATGCGAAAAACATCTCCAATCCAATATCTTTTTTAACGGAATCTTTAAACATCCACTCTACTCTATCAATGGAACCAGTCTTCAGGTATTCGCCAAACCTATTCTTGTCTATTCCTGTGCGTTTGTCAAGCTTTTTATCAATAGTTTCTTTTCGAGCTTGCCACAAAACGTCCCAGTCTATCCCGTTCCAACTATCAGAAGAAACAGTAGATATCTCTTCAGCTTGTCTATCGAGATAATATCCCAAATATCTAGAAGAATTCTCTCTGAATATTTTCTTAAAACTACAGAGACATGTTTCCATAGTAAAATAATCTAATTGTGAGGACAACTGAGGAAATCTTTGTCTCATTTCAATTAGAATATCGTCGCTCTTTGCTTGCAGCCACTGATATTCTTTCTCAGTAAGTTTATTATTTATCCAATCTTGTTTGCTTAGAGCATAACACAAACCATTTCTGTGTGATTTACTCCCAGAATAATCTGACAGCATTAGTGATGTTGGTTCTATTTTTATTCCTGCGGTATGTTTAAGATGTTGAAGATAAAACCATGTTGTATATCTCCCAAACTTATAGAAGTTTTTATTTACAGAATTCCATATATTATCGAAATTTTGTTTTTCATTGTCAGAGTATAATGATTCTAATACATCTCTTTGCAATTTGTTTCCAAAATATTTTTGGTAAGACTCAAACATAGAAGGCAAATGGCCTTTATTGTATTTTGTGTCTGTTTGATATCTAAGTCTTTTATAGTTGGTGTTGTTCCATTTTGTTATTCTATCTACAGTAGCCAACTCATAATCGGGAAACTCATTCTTTAACACCCATGATGTCGGAAGATAATATGTGTTACCATAAAGCCAGCAAAGCCATATTCTTTCCTCGTCATTATGCTGATATCTTTTATTAAGATAATTTGTCATCCAAACAGAAGGATCACAATCTTTATATTCCAGAGACCATGCATACCATCGAATAAAGAGCTCTCTGCTATCCATAGAATTTTTCCAAATCAGATTGTTCAGACTTAACAAACACTTCTACACATCCACCTTTGCCTTTTCTGTAAACTGCTTTGTTTATGATAGGATCAGAGATAGAATAATCGCCGTTTGAAAAATTATTATCTATTATGCGAAAAATAGAAAGTTGGCTATTTGATTTTTGTCTACCCTGAAATACAAATCCACATTTCTCATAAAACAAAACAGCATCTGGCTCAGCTGAAACTCTGAAGTAATTCACCCCATCATCAACAGCTTTTTGCAAAGCCCACTGACAGAGTTTCTTTCCAACACCTGAGCCTCTGTGTTTATGAAATGTGTGCAGCAATTGAAGATTCATTATCTTGGGGTAATTCTTGGACACTGTTGTGATTATAGCACCACAAAGATCTTCTTCTAGCCACAACCCATAACAGTTGTCCCAGATATCCTGCATATTAGCCTTTGCCACAAAAGTCTTGGCGAATCTATCTTCTTTTTTGTCGGTAATATGGCGAACGAATTCTTCTTTGGAAGTCTTACGCAACTTCATGGAATTCGCGTTTTTTCTCTCCGCGTGATTTGTCATATTTTGTCTTAATCCAACCTTCATATTCCAGATCATCCCAGTTGAATTCTGGGAACTTTAAACTAACATCTGCTAAAATTTCCCAAACATCTGGTCCGTTATTCAAAGCAGCGTCAATAAATCTTTCTACAAATTTAAACTGAGATTCAATTTCCAATCTATTAGTTGTAGAACGAAAACATCTAAACTCAATAGTACCTGTATGTTTCATACAATACGTATTGATAGCGTATCTAAGTGGGCGACCCATAGATATACCATCTTTACCTGCGCATTGCAATTTGATAAAAGTGTCGAAGTCTTTCGCCAAATTTATAATGTTGCTACACATATAATCTGGCATTTCTCGGCCACCGTCAAACTTTAGATATGTTGTGGCGTTTTTGAGTTTTTTCATATTATATCCGTCATAGAATCTATAACAAGCAGCTATAGTCTCTTTTTGATTTCGACGAATATATTTGGTTAGATTTTTTAGACCTTCGATATCATTTTTCAGCCCAGGAACAAAAACGTGAAGATGACCGTGGTTGACGCATGATGCTGATGGTTGGTTGCCGTTTTTAACAAAGAGCTCATAAATTTCCATAATGCGATCAACCTGCTCTTGCCAGGTTTTAGTGGGCTTTGTGTTGATTTCTCCACCAAAAGGAGGATCAAGGCCCAATGGATCACAAGCAATATATTTGTATGGCTCTCTGATATTGACAATATCTGTTTCGGCATATTCCCATTTTCCGAGATGTTCCGGAATATTCAGCCTACGATCAATATCACCCCACTCTATTTCATACCCCCAAGTAAAACTCTTAGGATCATAATTCATACTGTAAATCTTTCCTGTTCGTAGAAATCAACTCATTAGAAATTTGGAATCTTTGACTATCTATAGTATATATGACATTCATGTCACAATCAAGCGTTATAAAATCTTCTTCAACTGTATTCGCTCTTTTTAAAATATCTTTTGTAGAAGAAACAATAACACCATTATTAAACACAGCCATTGTTAACGGTCTTTTAGCGTTTCTATAAAAACGAATCTTTTTGTCAGAATATAATTCACAAACCGCCATAGACGTATCAGGCCAAGCAGAAAGAGGTTCTTTTTTCTGCTCAAGAGTCTTTAGAATAAATTCTGAATCGTTTTTAGTTTGACACACAATGTCGTAAATGGACTTCCAGTTTTCTGGAAGTTCCTGTGTGATCACACCATTGTGAACAATAGAAATGTCATCATTATAGATTGGCTGATTATATTCTAGGTCTGAGGTAGAATATCGACAATGCCCAATCATGTATAGATTGCCGTCTTCATTGATAAAATGGTCTTCAAAATCGACATCTTTGAAGAACTCGTCAGACGGAATTGGTTTTTTTATTGTTATAATTTCGTTGTTTTGAATATAAGAAATGCCTGTTGCGTGCATTCCTCTTATTTTAGATTCGATGAAAACGTTTTTCAGAAGAGTCAATTGTTTTTTTGATGGGTGATCAAAAAACGCCCCAATAACAGAACACATGATATAAATTCCTTATTTCTTATCCTCGTGGTCTGCTCCTCCGGTTTGTATTTCTCTGCAATCTGTGAAATTCTCTAGCATCTCTTTCGGCTTCAGAAGTTCCTGGAACTGGGCGGTTTCCCCTTAACATTTCTGGATCTAAGAACATCCCAATCTGTTGAGCTGCTGAAAATCTGCCATTTCTCGGAGTGTATGGATTTTTAATATCATCTTTTGCTCTTTGAAACGCGCCCAGAATCCTGTTCAGAATTGTCATGGAAAATACTCCGAAAAAATAAAAAACAAAACGGCTAAGTAATATTTATAAGTTTATTTTTAAATTCCTGTATGAAAAAAGATTAAAAAAGGATATATGAGTAAAACAAACACAACAAGAATCACCCAACGTTTAATCGTAGACATATTTATAAAACCTAGTTGAAGAAACTATCAAGAGAAGAAACAAAGGCTTCTGGGTGATATTTCTCTAACGTTTTTTTGCCCAGTTTGTCAGTCAAATAATCATACCATTCTTTTTCATCCCACATCGAAGGCGAGATTCCATTCCACAATGGTCTTTGCAGAGGATGATCTTTATTTTTTCTTCGATCCTCTACATATTGTTCTCTTGTCCTCTCATATTCCCAAGATCCAAGCTCCAACATCTTTTCTCGGAAATAACAAACAATAGAAACTCTTTCTGCTTCTGGGAAATTAAGTTTGATCTCAGTATTACCATGAATAATTTCATGATTGTTTACCAGAAGAAGATCTCCTGGGCGAACATCAACAGCGATTCGATATTCAGGGAAAATCAGATATCCGCCTGTGTATTCTCCGTCTCCGAGAGTAAGAAGATTTGAAAGACCGTCTTGAAAATCTCCAGCGTCACGATGCGCGGCAGTCCTAAAGCTTTTGTTCACAGTGATTGTTGTGAATACTGTTTCTGGTACAAGAAACCTGCTATCAATTTTATCACAGGCAGCCTTTTGATTGCCCCAGCGCCAAGGCATCAAATCTTTATAACCCTGATTGAGTTTTTGTAGGAACGGAAAAGCTTTGGCAAATTTTTCCGGATTATCACGAGTGTATGATGTCGCTCTTCCGAAAGGAATTCTAGGATATCTATCGTACCAGCCAGCAACGCCAGAGTATACTGATTTTGCATAATTTGTGAAAGATATCCATTTGGTAGCAATCTCAGTAGCTTCAGCAATTTGTTTTTGTCTGGGGAGTTTTTGGACCTCATCAACCCAAACATCAAACCAGCCATGATACTCAGGATATCGTTTTGTGACCTGAGATCTCAGCCAAACAGTTCCGCGTGTCTCATCAGATTTGCTTTTGTTTTTTGCATATTTTTGTTTGATTGAAGAAATATCTTCTTTGTCAAACAAAGAACTGCGCTCATTCATAAAGAAGTCTAGAATCTCAAGCTCATAATCAGTGACCCAATCTCTTCCGCCTCGACCATCGACACTGAGAGTCGGACCTCTTGGGCCAGCAGCTAGACCACGATTCTGTGATTCAGTTGCAGCTTCGCGCAGACCCTCGTATGCGTCTCTTTGCATTTTCTTATTGAAATAATTCTTGCGGAATTTAAATGCTACTCTGGCTTCTGACTTTCCTGTGGGGCAGTCTGAGCAATTTTTATCACATTGCATTTGAGTAGCAAGGTCACAATCAGGAGGCATGAAGCAATCAGTATCTTCTTGTACAAGTATATCATAGTGGCTCTCATCTAAATATTGCCCCAGCAAATGTTCACAGTCATGTTTCTCTTTTGCAACAATCACCTTAACCATTATGCAATCCTTTGGTTCTCTTCTTTAATTTGTTTGCGTCTTTTCTTGGCGGTCTCAATATGAAATTTATTTGCTTTTTGCAGATAGGTAATTCCATTAAGATGGTCCAACTCGTGAAGAAAACAACGAGCCGTCATACCATCAAACACCCTAGTTTCAGTTTGCCCGTCGGGATTTGTAAAACGAACCCGAATACGTTTCGGTCTTTTTACTTTAATAAAAAGCATATCAAAACTCAGACAACCTTCTTCTAGTATAATGGTTTCTTCGGAAGTGTCAAGCAAAAGTGGATTGAATACTCCAATAACGTCTGGATGAGTTCTCATCACAAACATTCTATATGGAAGACCTACTTGTGGTGCCGCCAATCCAATACCATTATTCTTTAGCATTGTATTTGCCATCTGTCTATACAAAATAACAGGATTTGTTGGAGGATTCTTAAAATCAAACACTTCTGTGTTCATACGAAGTATTGGATTTGTTTCTGATACCAAAGATAGCGTTTCTATTTCTTCCATCACACCCTCCATTTAATAATATTTAGACAAGAAATTATGCTCTTGCTTCCATTTTACTAAAATTCTTTTCTTTCTTGAATTTAATTACTGAGTGGAATTTATCATACAATCCGTCAGCTTTGTGTGATATAACAAAAACGTTTACATCTGAAGTAAGGTTCTCGAGTATCTTCATAAATTCTTCTGTTCCATTATTATCAAGAGAACTATCAAATACTTCGTCCATAATCAATAGATTGGTAGAAGCAGAATTTCTCATTTTAGCAATAGATCTCCAAGTGAAAAGAAGCGCCAAATCTACTCGCATTTTTTCGCCCTCAGAGAATGAATTGTAAGAGAATTCATCTCTAAATCTACTCTTAATGGTCTCTTCAAATTTCTCATTGAGTTCGAACTGAATAAAGAAATCTAATGCAGCAAGATATTTGTTGATCAGTTTGTTCATAATAGGAACATACTGTTTGATAATCTTAGTCTTTACTCCATTATCTTTCAATAGATAACTTGATACATTTATGAGATTTCTTTTCTCATACAATTGTTCTTTGAGTTGTAACTCTGATTTTAGTTTATCCTTTAGTTTCTTAATTTCTTCTTTAGTTCCATCAATAATCTTTGTGTTCTTTCGAATAGATTCGATCTCATCATTTAATAAAGTTATGTTCTCATTCCAAGAATATATTCTATTGTTTAATAATTGAATCTGTTTATTGATACTGTCAATGTGTTTTTGTGTTCTGTTTATTTCCTCAAGTCTTTTATTGAAAGCTTCTATATCTTGCTCGAGTTTTACAGAGCCTTCTACAAGTTTATCAACTTGTTCTGTTTTCTTTGCAACTTTCTTAGATTTAAAAGATTCTTCTAGAGTTTGACGACATGTAGGACAGTTATCATTATCCTGATAGAATTTTAATTCTTTTCTTACACTTTTAAGCTTATCATCAATTTGTTTATCAAAGTCTAGAGTTTTCTGAAGTTTCTTTTGTATTGAAGTTTTATCTTCAATAGAGTCCATATGCTTCTGTAAACTCTCATTTAAGTTTGAGAGTTCTTCATTAGCTTCTTGAATTTGAGAACTGATTTTTTCAATAGATTGTCTCTTTTTCGAAACAATCTCATCATTGTTTTGTTTGATGCTGCTTACATGCCGTTTCTGTAAATCAATTTGATTCTCAATAACAAAAATAGACTGTTCTACTGCTGATATGTCTGATTTGTTCTCGTCTATCTTAGATTTTAGAAGAGAATTCATAATAGAGAAGATTTGAATGTCTAGCAAATCTTCAATAACTTCCCTCCTAATATATGGAGGAAGCTGCATAAATGGAACAAAGTTTGCCGAGCCAAGAACAACAATCTGGCTGAAAGATTTGTGTGTGAGCTTGAGAATCTGCTTCTCGAGCACTTCCTGATATTCTGTTACTTTTGAGTCCTGATTGATCAGTTTTTTGTTTTGGAAGATCTCAAAGAAGTAAGGCTTCATACCTCTTCTGATCAGATATTGTTTTCCTGCAACATCAAATTCACATTCAACAACACAATTTTTTCCTGTTATTGAATTGACCAATTGCGGTTTGTTGATGTTTCGAAAGGCTTTTCCATATAGAGCAAACGACAAAGCGTCCAGAATCGTGGACTTGCCAGCGCCATTTTCGCCGATAATTAGAGTAGATTTTGATTTATCAAGAATAATTTCGGTGAACTGATTGCCGCTCGACAGAAAATTCATATAACGAATTTTTTTGAAATGAATATGCATTCTGAGAATTACTCCACCGACAAGGCTTCATTATACAACTCTTCTAGAAATTTGTCAAGCTTTTTCTTATCTACTTGTACGTCCAGTTGATCAGTTACTTTTCTTAATATAGAAAGAGTGTCTTCTGATTCGTTCACTGATTCTTCTTCTTGGCTTATAGAGAAATAATCTTCCATGATTTGAAGATTTGCTGGACCAGCTTTTTCTAAACGTTCAATGAACATATTAAAGAAATACGGATTGGTTTTGTTTTCTATAATCAGTTTTACATATTTGCCAGTAAATTTAGAATAATCAATCTTGTTCAGATCTTCGATCTTCCACTGATCATCTCTATAATAGACCTTTTCAAATATGGTGAATGGATTTTTGACAAACGTCAGTTCTCTTGTCTCAGTATCAAATATGTGAAAGCCCCTGTCATCGTCATAATCTGACCAAGTCATTTCATATGGAGCTCCCAGATAGTTGATATTGCCTCTGGTTGATTTGTGGTGAAAGTGACCAGAACAAACCACATCAAATTTACTGAAGGTTTCTTCTGACATACCTTCTTCAGTATAAGATCCTTTATACATTTCGAACCCAGCAATTTCTAAATGTCCGAAAAGTATCTGGGCTTTGGTGTTTTTAATGAATTGCATACTGTCATGATAATTACCGGAACATATCCAAGGAAGCATGGCTATGCTCACGCCATCCACGTCAACTTCAGTAGCCTCATCATAAAATCTTATATTGAGATTTGAGTTTGAAAAAAGCTCTCGCATCGAGTTAACCTCATTGATGTTCTTAAATGTCGTATCATGATTTCCGACAATAGCATCAACGAATATATTGTTCTCTGTGCACTTCTCGAAGAACTTTCTTAAATGTCTGGCAGTCATATAGTTGATATACTTTCTTCTATCAACGATATCACCAAGATGGAAAATCCTGTTTATGTTGTTCTTGGCCAAATATGGAAAGAAAAAGTCATAATAAAATTTATTGAAGAACTCAGCGAATATCTGGCTGTCGCCTCGCGCGCCCCAGTGAGTATCACAAATTAAAGCGATTTTTGTCATATTATTTCTCTCTCAGCTTAAACGACTTTATCCGTCACATCTTCGTCTAAGAATTTTTCCAGGCCTTTTACTTTTTTCTTTTTGTTTGGTTTCTTCTCAAATCTATTAATAAGATTATCAAGTCTTCCATCTGTGTTGATGTCAATCGAAACGTGCGGATCGTCTTCTGAATTATCTGTTAGCGTATTATTTAGATAGTTTCTTTCCAGCATTTTGTGCTTAATATAAGTTTGTTTCTTTTCCTTTTCCAATCTTCTAAGAAAAGCATTGCTTATGATCATAGTAAAATAAGCAAACGGATTGTTGTGTTTATCCGGATTAAAATTGTGAATGTATGCGAGGACATTTTCAATACCATCGCCAATCATTTCTTCTTTGTAAGTGTATCCGATAAAATTAGGTCTGTTCGCTAATCTGGTAGCTATCTTAATGATGGCTTCTCCAATGTATTCTGGCACCTTTGGTTTTGGAGTATCGTTTGCTACTGATTCTCTATATGCTGCGATAAACTTTACCATTTCAGCGTATAACTTTTTATTGTCTACGTAATGTATTCCTGACTTCTTTTTCATTGTATTCTCTTAATTTAAATTATTGGGCGTCACCTGTATTACCTTTCCCATTGAAAGCTGCTCAATAACATTGTCTAATATATGCTGCTCGACCATTAAATTGGTCAGGGAATTTAAGTAACTTTTTGTTTTGCTTCTTTGTTCTAAAAACTTCTTTACTATATTTTGATAATACATGACCATTTCTTCTGAAACATCACAAGTCAAAGATATATTAGATTTTGGTATGTTAATAGTAACAGATTTGGATTCTTTGATAGGGTCGCTAACAACGATAATTTGACCGTATTCTGTTTCTTCATACTGTATTTCTATTGGGTTTTTCACCACAACAACAGTAGTTGTGACCTCTGATATTTGGCCCATTATCTTCATACCATCAACGAAAAATATTCTGTATTCGTCAATCATTATAATGCAACATTGTAAATTTTATATTCAAATTGTTCTTGGTCATATATTTTACATCTTTCTATGAAATGTTTAAGAGTAAAATTTTGTTTCTTTCCGTGACTTAGATCATCAACAATATCATAAAGAATCGCACCTTTCTGTTCTTTTTCTTCATGCAATCTTAACATACGTCCAATAGACTGCAGCACTTTAATTTTAGATTTGCTTGGGCTTGCCGCAATCATATGATGAAGTCTTTTGATATTTGTTCCTGTAGAAGTAGTTCCTAATGAAGCAACAAGAATAGCATCATTGGTTGTTTCCATTGTTTTTCTTATATCTTCTCTTGATTCTACATCAACTGTTCCATCAATATGAAAAACATTCGAAACTTCAGAATCTTGTAGCTCGGAATATATTCTTTCTCCGTGATCTCTCAGCCTAAAGAATACTAGTCTATTACCTTTCAATGAAAGAGTCAAGTTTTTTATGAATTCATTTCTTTTGTTGTGGTTAACAAGAAAATCCACTTCTGAATTATAATCCATATCTTTAACAATTTGTGTTTCGTGTTTTTGATATCTTAGAACTATACATTTGATTTTTAGTTTTGAAGCAAATCCTCTTTCTATCATTTCTTTAGTTGAAATAGAACTATATTGTGGTCCAAACAATCCTTCAATGGTCGCTTGATTAAGAGGCTGATCATCTAGAGTTCCAGTTGTTCCGAATCTATATTTGCAATCTTTTAAATTGCACATAATTTCTATCATAGAAGTAGCTTTGGCTCCGTGAGCTTCGTCCCCGAACACAACACCAAATTGTTTGTACCACTGTGGCTTCATCTTTGTTTTCCCATTATTCAAAGATTGCCACGTAGTTATCACAACATCAGCGTCTATATTGTTTTCTCTGGACAGACCATCAGTTGATTTGTGTATTTTTCCTTTAAATCCATAATCTCTAAAATCACCCTCCATTTGATTGACAAGCTGGATGGTGGGAACGATAATAAGTTTTTTGTGTTTGCTATACCAAGTTGCAATAAAATATATGATGAGAGATTTACCTGATGATGTCGGAGAAAGCAGAGTTCTTCTGCCTGTTCTTATACATTTGATAACAGATTCAATCTGATAATCTCTCTTGTCAAACTTTTCTGGTATTTTTAATTTGTTTATGTGAGAAAGTATTTCGTGCTCAGAGACATTATCATAAACCAACTCGCGATCAAAAGTGAATTGATAATTTCTAGAATCACAAAACTTCTTGATTCTTTTCGCTAGACCAGCATATACTAATCCAGATTGTAGATTAACCAGTCTTATTTTGCCATCCCAAACTCTAGAACGAAATTTTGGGTGGAACTTATAATTCGGCGCAAAATACGTAAAGTGATCTGAAACTTCTCTCAAAATTCCAGGTTCGCAAACTAAACGAGAGTAAACGTTATCCACATATTCTAGATGCACCGATTCTGAGCTCATGAAAGTCCATTCATAAATTTAATAAACTCAAGAGCAGTATGTATATTGTACCCTCTGTTGTTTAGAGTTTTGATTATTGATTCTAAGAATTCTATTTTTTCCTCTTGTATACCAATCTTAAGAGAAAGATTGATAAGATCTGTATCAGCTTCAATATATTGAAGAACATCTGCCTTTAAAATTCTACCGCTGGCAGGAAGTTTCCAACCCTTATTATCTGTTTCTTCATTAGGTCCTTGTGTGTAAAACTCATATTTCTCAAGTCGAAGCTGTTTATATTCTGTGTTGAGTTTTCTTAATATAAGTTTTTCGTTGGAATAGATTTTATAATACTTGTGATGAAGCTGAGGAATTTTCAAAGATTCCTCAGCCAACTCAGTTTTATCAATTTTGCTATCTTGTTCCCATAACGAAGTAATTTCTTCAAGTTTCATTATAAATTCCTAAGAGCTTTATATATCGCATAAAACAAAACTATACCAAATGCAGAAATTAAAGCAAGAAAAATAAACAATACAAAAGAAAACTGTGCTGGGAGCATGATATAAACTCCTGCAAAAAACAGGAACAAAAGTAACCAAAGCAATTTAAGTGACATGTTATTATCCTAATTCATAATATGTGTATTGGAAAGTAACTGAGGACTCAATATAATTTATGTCGGTATCTATTGTATTAAAAGACAAATCGCCGACATTGACTGGAAAAGCGTCTTTAAAGACAAATTTCTTGTTTGGGTTCATACTACTTTTAAGTATACTAATAGTAATATCAGAAGTCAAGGTAAATTTAGAACCATTTTCAACATTTGCAAGATTTCTATAGCCTTGGAAATCTTTTGCGTTACCCAAAGCTAGCATCCAATCAAATAAAGCTTTCCAATTTTCTAAATTTTCATCAACTTTAAATCTTAATGTTAAAGGCTGGTATGTAATATTTCCAGGAAAAGGAATTCTGGTAAATGGGGTTGGAATACTAGCAGTGCCAAGATTAAGACCAGGAATTTCTAATGATTGTTGAAAATATTCTAGATGAGGAATTCTAGAAATTATCGCCTTATAACCAAATTGACTAAGAAAATTTGGATTAGCAATATCAGCCATAATTGATCCAATCTATAGAAACAGACATTACTGATTATACTAGCGTGTTAAATTTAGTCAAGTGAAATGTCAATAATATTTAGGCGTTTTTATTCTCTAAAATGATAATGGCGAGACCGAAGCCTCGCCATTATTTATACAAATAGAAAGTATATATTTTACATCAGGTTATTGACGATGACCCGACGATAGTAAACGTTAGAGTCCTGCTCGAGCGCAGCAGTTGCGTTAGCAGCTGTTGTTCCCTTAGCGAAGGGGTTTGGTGCCATGCCGTAGCGTGTCTTAAAGCCGATCTTGGGCTGGAAGGTGCTTGGGTCGTTTGCACGGACCATCTGGAGTGGGACGTATGGGCAATAGAAGAGACCAGCGTCAAAGGCGTTAGCACCTTTGAAACCAGCAACCATGAAGTTAGCGCCAGCATATGGATCAATGAAGACCTTTGTGCGACCATTGAGAACACCAGCGAAAGTATAACCAGTGTCATCAACCTGGAGGTTGTTACCAGCTAGTGCAGGTGTGTAGTCTAGGATGCCAGCAGAGGCAAGAGCGGAAGCAACATCAGAGGAGCAGAGCACCATGTTGCCTTTACCCCTACGTGTGTCTTTGGCGATCTTGTTAGCTTCACGTTCGATTTGGAACATAAGGCCCTTAAACTTCTCAACCATCCAGCGACCATTAGAGTCGGTGTCGAGGTCGAAGATACCAGAAGTTGTTGTCCCTTCAGTTGCACCCTGCTTAGCAGTGATGATAATGGAGCGAATAACTTCGCGGTTGATTTCGGCAAGAATCTCAGTTGAGAGAATGTTTGCCAAT